AGCCGTGCTTGAAACACGTCTAAACGAGCTTATCAAAAAACAGTCTAATCCTTTATCACAATGATACTAGAAGCACTGGTAGCAACAGCGATTATATCGCTTTGTTATCTATATATATTGGAGTAAACATGGCAAGAAGAAGCGATATTGAAAAAGAACAAAAGTTCATAGACTATTTTACAGACGGCAGCACTGCATCAAACGCAACTGCATCTGCTAAGAAGGCAGGGTATACTAAAAATCCTAGTCAGCATGGGTATTGGTTGAGAAAGAAATACGAAAAAGAAATTAGAAGTATTAATGAAACCAAAATAACATCCACGTCTAGCTTGGCTATTGATACATTAAAGTACCTGATGATTAACTCAGAACAAGATTCTGTCAAAATGAATACAGCAAAATTGTTATTAGAACTAGGTAATTATAGTTCTCAGAATATCAATATAGCTGTAGACGACACAAAGAATAAAACTGATGATGAGTTAATAGCTGAACTTAATGAGCTTATAAATAAAGTTCCTGGATTTAAGACTAAACTTAACTTCGAGTCTGAATCTAAATCTATCGCAGAAGAATCTTCTAAGCCTGCCAAGGACAAAGAGAAAACATTAGCACATTAGTATAGCAAGTGGAGTTGATGTTGTCTTTTTTACTCACTTGTTATTTCTGTTATAGAGTATTCCACCAATTTTACTTGTATAATTTTTTACTGTCTCACGACTATCATAGCAAGCTTTATCGCCATGTAAATAATACTCTGCTGTATTCATAGCATCGAATATATCTTTTAATTTATATTTTCTGACATAAGAATTTATAATTCCTTTCCATCTATAATTATGACCAATAAATGTAAATAAGTCATAATCCTGCAAAATATTGGTATAATATTTTTGTGCAATTTCTTGTCTTTCTTCAAGAGTGATTGTTTTCACAACCTTATCATTATCCATAAACTTTTCCTCAAAAATCATTGTATTTTTTCTAATGCGTTTGTTTCTATGTCGTTAATGTCATCTATGATTTGGTTATAAAAGGACTTTGCTTTTTCGTATTTGTCTTTGTTAAGACCTGAGATGCGTTGTCTTACTTTATCACTCCAAACATAAACACCTGCTACACAGTCCTCGCATTTAATAATACCATTTGTAATATAGCCACTTAGCTTTATAATCCCAACACCATTACAAGTAGGGCAAGCATGTAAAAGAGTTTCTAACCACAAGCACATAGCTAAACTAGAGTGTTCTTCAAAGGTTAATATAAAATTAGGATTTACGGCTTGTTCGCTAATAAATACTTCTGACTGTTCTAGTGTGCGAGACTTTATGTATTTTAACAACCATGTTCTTGCAGAATTATCGTCAAAATATTTAGCTAGTATTAAGTTTACTTCTTCTTCTTTTAATTTTTTATAAGAAAGAATAGTCTGCACATCAGAAGCAGTTATAGCATCGTGAGACTTGCTCGTTCCTATTCCCTCCATGTCGATAGACTTGGGGAAAAGAATCGACATAAGTTCTAGCTTCATTTATCTTTTCTTTTCCAAACTCTATACTTATCTTTGTCTAAGGTTCTATAGGTTACCTTGTAACCCCGTCTCCAAGCATAGTGTCTTAGTGCATCTACGATTTGAAAATCATCGACAACAAAAGAATCCCCTATTCCCATATCAGTTACTGTGTCAATGTATTGCTGATACTTGCTTGTTCTTCCTGTATCTTTTACATCTTTCTCTATCAATATTTTCATCTTGTTTTTTACTCTCCTTTTATTGTCTATCTGATTTTTTTATTTGCAAATTAGCTGAATTGTATTGCACTCCTTCTTCGTCATCATACTTTCCCCATAAAGACACATCATATGTTACACCTTTTTCAATATGAAAGTCATCATAAGCAGTAAACTTATTGTTACTTGCAATAGGTGCAGGGTTAGTTTGCTCAGTTTCAGCATGTATCTTCAACTGTCTTATAAGAACATCAATAATATCTTTGTATTTGTTATCAAAGAATAATTTAATTGATGCTTTTTTTGGCTTTTCCATTTCTTTCTCCTCTAATTAATGCTTGTATGTAATTTCTCTGCTGTTGATTTGATGTTATTGGCATCAAGTCTTGCCAAAGTTTATCCGTTAATCTTTCTTCTAGCCAAGTGTGAGCTATCTCTTTGGCTTTCTCTTTGTTTATATGGGTAGCAATTACCTTTTTACCTTTAGCTATTGCCGACCCATTTATAACTATCTGCCACACCATTGTATTTTCGTCTGCCAGCTTTACTTTTCTGCACTCCAAAGTTAGTTTGTGTTCTATAGAAACAGTACAAGTGTAAGCTGATGTAGCACCTTTAATAGATTTCCAACTCATATTAGTGCATCTCATTTTTATTAGGAACTACTGATGCGACATAACCAATTCTCTCATCAATACGACCAATGTACTCAAAGTTAGAAATATAATGTTTACAAAAACTACTTATTATTTTTGTAGTGTTAATACCTGCTACACCTTCTGCAATCTGATGACACTCAGCAAGTTTATGAGCTAGCCTTCTTTCTCTCTTGCTTGACATAGAAACATCAAGCACTCCTTTTTTATTTTCATCTGCGTAATACATAAGTATTCTCATGTTATCCTCCATTCTGTTGATAGAACCCTTTTTCCCTGCGTTCATTTGCACTTAGTGTTTGAAACAAACGCAACTTGTGTTCTAAGTTATTTATTTTTCCAGTGTATAAAGACTCTTTTTCTTTAGCATCTGCAATCATATCTACATATTTAATTACATCTACATCAGAATTTGCTATTGAGTCTTTCATTGACTGCGTAGCCTTTAGGTCAGCAGTATTTATCATAGCTATCGAATACGCAATCTTTCTTTTTTCAGTGTATTTATATACATCAGCAGTAGCTTTAGCTTTCATTTCTGTTAGCTTGTCGTGATAATCCAATGCTTGCTCTAACTCTATGTCAGGTAGCTTGAACATCTAACTCTCCTTCATATATAAAAGACTTCTTGTGAGTTCTTTTTGTTTTAAAATTACTATCTAGCTTTCCTTTTAATAGGTAGCTAGCAAACTCAAATATCTTAGGCAACATAAATTCATGTAAGTATTTTTCGTTCTTAGGTATATACATTACTTTTGGATTATTCATTTGATAAACGCAGGCATAAGTTCCCTGCTTGCCTGTTAGATATTGTTGAAAATATATTTGTGGTAAATATTTCTGTATATATTCTACAGGATTATCTTGAACAAAGTATGGTGCTTTAACTTCAACCAAATCTTTATCTCCTATGTACCCATCAGGTGTGCAAGATAATATAACAGAATCTTCATCATTCCTAATGTAGTCAGCTTCTGTGTTAATCTGCTCTCCTAAGTCGCCTATACCACAATTTTTAACTATCATTTTTGTATGCTTCATTACTTCTGCAATACCATAACCCTCACAATAGATGCCGTGTTCTACATATTCCTGATTGACTGGCTTCTCCTCTACATCGCCAATAAGTATACTGAAGTATCTTTGCCTAGAGCAGTAGGGGTCAGTCCCTACTACTCTTGATATCATGCTTGCTCTTAAATTATAAACTGTAGCCAAGTTACCTATCTCCTAACGATTGTTTATTAAGTTTTTCTTGTAACTTTTTTACATCTGCACTGATATCTGTTTTACTTTTTTCCGTCTTAGGTTTTTCATTGACTGGTTTGTTGGTAGCTTTAGTGTTGCCACTCGCATTTCCATCATCGTCAAGCCCAAGACCAAAAGCTGATACTAGCGAATACCTCCTTGCGTATGTACTCGCTGAACCGAAGTCATGGTTTTTATTCCTTGCTTGCTCATCAACCTGCATCGGATATCTTGATTCGATTATATGCTCGTTATCTTTATCGTCTTGATGATACAGGGTTGTTTTTAAGAAAGGAATCTTGTGTAACACTCCATTACATTCTTTAAGCTCATAGTCATACACTTGTGTGTATGATATGCCTAGTTCAGAAGCAGGTTGTAGTGCTTCTATGACCTCATCTACTGTTGCGTAACTGCTTTTGAAAGCAGGGTTTGTTCCGTCTTTTCTTGCTTTTGCGTTCATCTTTTGAAACTTACACAAAGCATCCGTTAGTTTACTCATTCGTTCCTCCAAAGTTATCTATTTATTAACATAACATTAACAAGAAGTATTTGTCAATCATTAAGTAAATCATTTACTATCTTTAACAATTCTTCCTGCGTTCCATATTTTTCTTCCCACTTCTTTGTATTAGTATGTATACCATCTCTGCCTTGGTGGTGTTCCCAGCAGAGAGGTAGAGCATCCTTGCTCTTTTGACCCATGCCTAATCCTTTAGTTCTGACATGATGCACGCATGGGTCGCTATGTATTCCATACACCAGGCGACAGACAATACATCCAAGAGATACAAGCCTCTGATAATATTCTCTTGTCGCTTTGTTCGGCTTCACTATTTTACTCTTTGCTTTCTTTCATCTCATTAAGTCTTGTAAAATCGTAAACACGTTTACCACTTAAAAAAAATTTTTGTTTTGAGAGGTCTTTTAAAGTATCAAAACTTGATTCGGATTTGCTAATCGCATCCGTCAGGCTATCTGCTTTTATTTTTTGTACTCTCTCATACTCTACTACCCAGCAAATAGTATACTCTTTCTTTGTTTTACCCATTATTTTACTCGCTTCTCTAGTAGATGATACTCAACATACCTACCTTCCTTGCCCTCCTTCTCAATAGACTCTATCTGATATCCCTTCTGTCTGAAGTTAAATATAATTGCCGACAATCTTGTTGCCCTATACTTTGTTATTGCTTGCCAAGTTGTTATATATCCATACTTATAAAGATGTTCTAACACCTTAGCTGATTTTGATTTTTTCTTTTGTTTCAGTTTTACAAAAGTCATTTTGTTTCCTCCTTTGTTTTTCCAAAAGTTTTCAAAAGTTTCTCAATTTTTTTTCTGTTTTCATTTCTAACTTTTTCATCTACTACCACTGTTGGTTTGTCTCTTGGTATTAGATGAGCCTGATTCTTATAATGTTCCTCCCTTACATACTTGACTGATAACTCCTTACACATCTGCACAACCTCCCTTAAATCAGGACACCACTCTTTGCTTTCCATGAGTGGACTGTCTATTGAAAACAAATCCACTAGCACTTTGTCAATGTGTGGCACTTGATTTAGAGTTCTCCTCCATACCTTTGCAGTCATAGATAACTTTCCTTTGTCATCTACTGCACTGCCGTATGATGATTTAAATTTGTGTCCGAATAGACTATTCATCATCACAAAGAAGCTACCAATATCCTTATCATTCATCATTGTTTTTCATCAATCTTATTCTGTCTGCTTCCTTATCAGCAACAGACTTATCTGTTCTATTCTTATCTAATCTATTCTTATCTAATCTAGTGCGTACATTATTATCAGTAGATGCGTTGTTTCTGCGTACTGCCCTACTATAATTGTCTTGTATTTCCTTTAGTTTTGGCACTGTGATTTCAATACTTTTGCCCAAGTCTTTGCTTACAAGTAGTCCACTTTGCTCAAAGTTTTTCAAAAGTTTCGACAAAGTTCTTTGATTGATACCACCTAACATGCTTTTTATGTAGCTAGTTTGAAATGTAACTGTAGGATTTTCTACATCCTCTACTCTCATGGCTACCATTTCTACTATACAAAAGTAAAAACCATATCCCTGTAAGAAGTTATCTTCACATGCCAACCTTAGCCTTGATGATTGGTGGCTATCGCTTTTGTGTTTAAACCATTTCATTCTATATCTTCTTGCTCTCTCTGTTGGTCTTTTAAATTATCTGCCATAGCATCCCACTTACATTCTAACCCATCCAGTATTTCAGTTGATTCATCAAGACTGCATCCTGAATCCATCAACAATTTTAAGGCATGCCCTCGCTTGTATGATTCTCCCATGGATTCTATTTCATCCATGGCTTCAAAGAAATTTGTGTTATATAACCTACTCATATAAGTTACCTCCATTAATATCTTTTATTTGTTTTTTAATATCTTCAAGTAATAATACCAGTTGTCCCTCGCAGGCTTCTTTGCTTACATCCTGTTTACTATCCATGAATATGTCAGAGTTAGAAGACCAGTACGAAAATAACTTCTTCTCGCAATCCTCTTTATCTGAAGACCTCTCCGACATTGGTATCTTTTTATTGATAAATGCTTGCAACCTCAGCTTTGAATGTGGGTGTTTGGCACACCCACAGAAATATAAATATTCAAAGATGTAGTCCTTCAGCTTATTCATCTTTTTAGTTTCCTCTTTAATAACATCCTCCTACATATCGATATCAGCTATCGAGCCGTTGTCTTGAATGAACTTTGCTCTTGCGTGTGGGAAGTCGCCCATGCAAACCTTGACCAGCAGTTCTCCATAGCTCATCTCTTTAAACATTTTCTTGATTTTATTAACACGATTTTCCCACATTCTTCCTCTTATTATACACTTGTTCCTTTTAATATCAACAACTTCCAATACTCCTGATGTAATTAAATTGTTCAACTGTCTGTTGATTTGCGAATCAGCTTGGTCTTTGACCTTGCCATTCCTGTAAGACTTGAATCTTGGAAATACATATCTTAGATACTTTAGTAAATTTGATTTGTGAGTTACCACTACAGTGTTCTTTTTATTTCTTAACCCACAAAATTCTTCAGTACCATATCCGTCATGTATTAGTATCCTGAGTATCAAGTCTTGTATATCTTCAGGTGTTTCGCTTACATCTTTGAAGTATGAAAGTAATCTTTTCCGATTAGATTCGTTCTTCATTTATGTCTCCTGTTTTATAAACATTCTTTTTCATTTACCTTATTTACACTCATTATCTTCCTCGTCTAAAGCGTCATAATAAAATATTATGCTAGGCATTTTATCTCCTAACTCTTTGTCTTTGATTTCTTTAAGTTCTTCTTCTGTCAATGTGTCTGCAAATGCCCAATTAGTATGACCATATTGTGCCTCGCATATATCATCTATCTGTTCTGTTATATCTCTACTCATCTTCTTGCTCCTTTAAATTTTGTTGATGGCAATATTCTGCCTCACAATCAACACAAAGTATTTCTCCAATATCTGTTAGATATAATTCATTTGTTTTATACCCACATTCCTCACAATTTTTAATTTCAGATAATAGTTCACTCATCATCTTCTCCTATGGCATGTATTTATCTTGGATTTCTTCAGCTATTTCTTTTTTCCCTAGCACATAACATAGTGCTGATATATAACCTACATCAAATGCAATTTCTCTAGTATCATCCATGCTATCAGCATCCCTCTTTAAATCTTCTACTGTGCTTTCTAATTGTTTCTCTAGTTCTTCTTTACTTAGCATCCTCTTCCTCCTTTTTTCTTTTTCTTAATAAGCTTTCATATCTGATCAAGTTATTTCTATCGTATGGGTGGAATATGTCTTTATCACTATCTATGCTAAGACCTCTTGGATATTGATTCCATATCGCATTTATTTTATCTTCTATTTCTTTTATGGTTAATTTTTTACTCATCGTCTTTCTCCTTA